TGGACGGTATCTCCAAGAGATACAGATTCCAATTCTTTTACATCTTCATACAGCTCTGTGTTCTGTAGCAGCTCCATATTTGCCTTTATGGTAATCTTTGGTTTGTCGGCATCTGCTGCATACTGTTCTTCGCATCTTTTTCTCAATGCTTTTTCAAGTTGTTCCTGCGTATCACATATGATCACGCCATTTTCTTTATCATCTTCAGATGCATCTGCACGCATTTTCACGTCCTCGAATGACATTACTTTGTAATGCGCTGTTGGATATTTTTCTATAATCGGCGAGTCAACCCACGGCGTTTCTCCTGCAATCATATATCCGTTGTATGATTTCGGAATAATTCTCGTTGCAACTTCCGTCATGTCAATCGTTTCAGAAAACCCATCTTTTACAATGTTTTTCCCGTAAAGAACCTGCACTCCATGATCGCCACCGACGCGCTCATCTACTGTAATATTATAGTTATCATAGAGGATTTCTCCGCCCCAGCGATTTATAAAAGAATTCTCATCATTGCCGTTTATTGCTTCGATCAAATTCTTTGTCTGGTAATATGCCGTAGACAGCTTCTTAATGTCTGACTTTGCTGTGTACATCTTATTCTGTGCAGTCATTATATCAAGTGCATCCTGTCCATCCTTTTCAGTTGGTCTTACATCCAGCAAAAAGCAATCCTCTTTTGCATCCAAAAAGATAGGAGTAAGTTCTGCGCTCACTCCCGAATCCTGTTTTTCTTTGTTTTTTATACGAAACAGCTGTTCTCCGTTAAACGATGGCAGTTTAACAACCGCATTATCGTTAATATACTTCCATCTGCCTTCATCGTCGATCTGGTGCTCCAGCGTTGCTGTCCATTCTCCATTCAGTACCACATGAACAGAACATTCTTCCG